CTCTAACTGGCTGTTTTAAAACGCTAAAATTTGGTGGAGCTGGGGGGATTTGAACCCCCGTCCGGAAAGCGTCGATTTTCTCACAGCTCTTTTAAAAACAATGATTTATATCAAAAACAATGGCTTGTAATCTAGTGTAAGCTAGTTGAACCTTGTGTTAACTAGTGAATGTGGGCACAATGTGGACACTCAACGACTTCTCCTGCTTCAGCCAAATATCATTTAGAGAAGTTTAGCCATGAGTATTTTTAGATTGTGTTTGAATTAGATGGAGTTTGAATGAAAGAAGAATTTAAAGGATTTTATAGCGTAAGTGATGAAAGTTTAGCGGATCTTTGGAGTTCGGAGAATACTCTCTTTGTTTTTGATACCAATGTTCTTTTAAACCTCTATGGTTATGCAATCCAAACGAGGGATGACTTTTTCAAGATCCTAGAGTCTGTCGATAAAAAAATTTGGATTCCTTACCATGTTGGTCTCGAGTATCAAAGAAATAGACTCACTGTAATAAAATCAGAAAAAAAAGTTTTTAATGAAATCGAGGATTATTTAAAGAAAATCTCTGACGTATTTAAAAATGACTTTACGAAATTAGTACTTGAGAAGCGTTTCCCTAAGCTGTACGAAAACACTAATAAGTTAGAGGGAGATGTTGAAAAAGCTATATCTCACTACAGAAAATCCGTTGCTCACTGGAATAAAGAGCAGCCATGCGTTCGCTCTCATGACTCTATAAGAGCGAAGCTTAATATTTTGTTTGAAAATAAAGTGGGTCCTAAACCTGAGTCGCAAGAATGGCTAGATAATTTATATATTGAAGGTGGGGAGAGATACAAGAAGAAAATCCCACCAGGATTTAAGGATCTATCTAAAGAAAACAAAAATGAATCTGATTTTTTTAGTGATGGACTTCGCTATGAAAAGCGCTACGGAGATCTCATTTTATGGAAGCAATTAATTAATAAAGCAAACGAGGAACACATTGAAAATGTGATATTTGTAACTGATGATTCCAAAGAGGATTGGTGGTATCAACTCAATTCAAACGGAATTAAGGTTGTAGGTCCTTTAGCTGAATTGCAGGCAGAGATTTACCGTGAATCGAATATCAAAAATTTTCATATGTACAACACATCTAGTTTTTTAAAAGATGGGAAGAAAAATTCAGAAATTGAAGTAAGTGATAGCTCGATTGAGGATGCAAAAGTGTCGCATATTGATATCGACAGGTTTCATGCCAATATAAATATAGGGCATAAAAAGGACATTGATTTACAGCATGGTAATGCCTCGAAGGTCTTTTTTTCTCCGTTTAGTGAATTGAGTAATGAATTGAGTAATGAATTTGAGAAATTTTCTAAACAGGATAAGCCATCGAAAGACTATAGAGGAGTGATCAGAGCATGGAGAGACATGCAAGAGCGAGAGGAATGTGAGAAAATTTATGAACAGGATAATTCATCGGAAAAATATGATGAACTCGTAAAAATATGGAGAGACCTAAAAGAGCAAGAAGAATATAAGAAAAGAATGGAAACGCATCAAGAGAAGATGAAGACTTGGTCAGATGTTTTACGAGAGCATAATTATTTAAGTCAAAGATTTAAATATGACAATGATGACTAAGCTACTATCAGGATTAATTTGGGTCTAAAGAAGTGACTCTACAGACCGAGCACCCTTTGATTAGATCCTTGGCCCAAACCTAATAGCATCTTCTAAGTGACTAGGTGCGAAGTGTGCGTAAACCATCGTTTGCTCTATCTTCGCATGGCCTAGTATTTGTTGTAGTACCAATATATTTCCTCCGTTCATCATAAAGTGACTAGCGAACGTGTGTCTTAACACATGGCTACACTGACCAGCTGGTAGAATAATATCTGTGTTGTTTATAGCTCGTTCAAATGCCTTTCGGCAATCTGCAAATAGTGGCCCTGATTTTTTAGGGATTTCATCATAGAGTGCCTGAGTGATTGGCACTGTACGGTTCTTCTTGCCCTTGGTCTTCATAAACATAATTTTGCAGTTACCACCGGAGTGGATCACTTGAGAACCTTTTAGTGAAGATGCTTCACTTATTCGGCATCCAGTAGCTAAGCAAATTTTTGCCACGATATAAACGTGCGGATTTGACGAGCGTTTAAGCTCGTTAAGCACGGTTTGTATTTCATCTTCAGTTAAAAAAGCAAGTTCGGTCTGCTGTAGCCTAAAAGGTTTAACATCAGCTAAGGGGTTAGGGTAGTTGATTTCACCCACTTCAATTAGCTTATTGAATACACCCTTGATAAGTGCCAAGTCATTATTGGCCGTTTTACCTGAAATAGCCTTTTCACCTGTCATTCTGTTACCTCGCCAATCAACATACGTTTTTGAGCTGAATGATTGAGCAATTGGGTTACCGAATGCTTCGCACATCATCTCTAATTTATTGAGTGCTTTTTGCGGGTCAGTATAAGTTTGGCCGTGAATTTTGTACCACGTAGCGACAATATCAGATAGCTTTCTTAGATCTGTTTTTTCTTGCTTCCAAGGCTTTTCCTCTGCCTGAGCTACTGTGTGGTTTAAATATCTTTGTGCTTCACCTCGGGTGGGAAACACTTTTCGAATCCGGCGGCCATCAGCCCCCCAAGGACGAATATCCACTTTGTACCCACTATTAATTTTCTTTACTGCCATTTAACTTCTCAGGTATAAATCTTAACTTAATATATTTTTTCAGGTTGATTTTTCTTCTCGGAATAAATTGATTCCTCTAAACCCTTCATTACGATTAGAGCGGTACTTGTTAATTTATCTTTATTGATTTCAGGTAATATTCCAAGCTCAACACTCTCAAATAAGCTATCTACAACCTGTTGAAGTATGATCCTTTTATCGAAAATAGGAGAATTAACCCCATATAAGATAAAGTCCATTGAAGCACCTTGCTCATTGCAGGTCTGTATACACTGAGGATATGGGATTGACCCTTTTTTAATCATCTGTGTAGCCCAGTTCCTTTGCTTGCCGAAGTAAATTGAAACATCACTTAATGTCTTAAACCCGTATATAACCCTTATGGATTCAATAATTTCTTTTGTGCTCTTCAAATTTTTCATCATTCAGATTTAATTCTTGATTAATTGATTTGTAAGGGTTTAAAGGTTATTACATGTTGTGTTTTAAATCCAACTAATGTTTTTTAATTCGCTTTTTTTTGGGTTTTTATATCCTGTTTGGGATATATATTAAGTGGTTTATATGTAATATGTCCTAAATGGGCAATATTGTATATTTAATATATCATGTGTATTGTATTTCGAGTCTTAAATGTTGAGGTGAAGGAGTATTAATGATGAAAGGAAAGATAATTATATCAATTACAACGCCTATTCTTACATATCAGGAGTATGCGCGCTTACAGGGACTGAAAGTAAAAGACGTTGCTAATGCTGTTTTTGCAGGAAGGCTGCCCACATACACCCCGCCATGCGCACCTCACGAGAATCCTGCTCGTGTCAAAAAATATATCAACATGGTTGCATTATATGCAGAGGCAGCCAAAGCCGCGAATTTAGAATTTCAAGTTCAAGAGTAGGGCTAGTCATGCTTAACGAACGCCAATTGACGATTTTTGAAAAAACATTCCCCGCACAGTCAGCTGCAAATGCTGTTGCGCTAATCACACCCGATACTAGCGCCAAAGCTATTGTTGCTCGCGTTAAGCTTCCGAACAAACAGCGTTTATTAGAAGATAAACTCGATAGTCATCAATTGCGTTCAGAGATTTTACACACCCATAGCAACTTAGCTGTCATGCTTGCTAACGGCTATTTAGTTACCGAAAAATTCTTTGGTTACGCTGAAGCGCGTAAACGCTTATTAGAAGCAGATAGGGTGCTTACTTTGGGTGGTATTAACCTTAGTGTTTCTGATGATGAGCTATGCGAAATCGCAGAAGACAAAGCCCGTTTATTCGAATTGCGTTTGAAGTGCAGTGAACCAACTTACAAGCTCTATAAAAAGCTATGCGCTGACTTTCGTGTGTACTGCATTGAACCACCTACATTTGATGATGACTACTTTACGTTAGCACCTGCTGAGCGCTCAAAGCTTTCTCCATCTTATCGCCAAGGCGTAATGAATCAATTGAAAGGTGCGCTAAATCGCATGGCTTGCCCGCTTTGGTGGCGTCGCCGTTTACGTACTAAACAAGCATTGGTCATCGAGCAATTAGCCCGTGATATGCGTACCGTACATAAGAAGTCTTCACCTTATGTCAGTGAATTTACGATTCGCAGCAAGCGCGAACGCAACGCCAAATCAGACGCGATAATGAATGATTTGTATGTTGTGCCAAATGACGCGAACCCCTTTGATGAATTCGAATCATTGAAAGACGTTGCAGCAAAAAGTTCTACCTCTGGTAAACAGCTAGCCGCTGAACTCATGGTGCGCATTCGTGGTTTTGAAGAGTGTTCAAAGACACTCGGCCATCGTGGAGAGTTTTATACCATCACTGCGCCTAGTCGTTTTCACTCAGTACACGCAAGCGGCATTCCTAATCGGAAATATAACGGCTCAACACCGAACGATGCGCAGGACTATTTCAATGACCTATGGAAGCGTGCAAGGGCATTGTTCGCTAAGGCTGATATTCGCCCTTATGGTTTCCGTGTGGTAGAGCCTCATCATGACGGCTGTCCACACTGGCACATGCTGCTGTTTATGGAAAAAGGCCAAGCAATCAAGGCTCGTAAAATCCTCAAGTCTTTGGCACTTGAAGACACACCTAGTGAAGTCCGTACATCATCAACCCGTTTTAAGGCAATCAGCATTGACCCCAAAAAGGGCAGTGCTGCGGGGTATATCGCCAAATACATCACCAAAGCTGTTAACGGTGAACACATTAATCAAGTGACTTGCTCTGAAGCGGGAAAGATTTCCATTGCGCCCGCTGATGCAGCCGAACGCGCATCCACATGGGCAAGCACATTTAATATCAGACGTTTTCAGCAAATTGGTGGCCCAAGTGTGACCACATGGCGCGAACTTAGACGCCTTGGCATGGGTGAAAGCGGCAAATGTGAGGTTGCAAACTCTATGAACACAAATTTAGACACGGTTTCCCGTTACGCCCTTGAGAAAGTAAGAGCTGCGGCCGACGCTTCCAATTGGGCGGCTTTTTGTCTTGCCATGGGCGGTGTACAGGTAAAACGTAAAGACCAAGCCGTGCGCATTCACTACCAAATCCCTGACATCGTTGACCAAATCACAGGGGAAATCAGTCGCAGCGAATCAAAGTCGCCTTACTTCGCCACCAAATATGGCGATATGCCAGCCAAACGTATTTTAGGCGTTGCATGGGACTCGGTTGTGGTCATTACCCGTCGCGGTACGAACCAAGTACTAACCGAAAAAGACATTCAATCGCAGCGCAAGATTATGTTTGGCGTAGCTGAATCTATTCAGAACTGGGTAGACGATGGCCGCTTTGAACAACCAAGCGTTGAAGAAATGCAGTTCTTAGAATCCTGCGCAATCGAAGACTATCAGAACATGTGTTTGTTTATGGATTACGAGGCACTTTCTGTAGTCGGTAGCGACGAAGTCGCCTTGGACTTGTGTCATTAACTGTAACCCTAAGGAATTCACATGCAACACAGCAGATTAAACGACCTACTACGGTCACAACATCAACTTATTGAAGACTATTCAAAGGAGCAATAACCATGGCCAGTATTGAAGGTGCAATCACAGATTTACAACGTGTCAACCGTACCGACGACAAAGGCGCGCCATTGCCTGAAACCGCCGAATTTAAATTTCACACTAAAAGCCCCGCAAGCATTTGGACGGTAAAAGTGACGAATGACCAAATGGCAAACGGTACATTCGCACAACTAGAAAAACTCCAATCCGACCCGAACGGGTGGGGCTTAAAACCTGTGCTACTCAACCTTGAATATTACGAGGGCGCAAACGTAGCACGCCAAATGGAATGGAAAGGCTTCCGCCTGAACTCCATTGCTCCTCAGCAAGCGAAATAACAAATACAGGAAAGCCGAATGTCTAGTGATGAAATTCAGCTTCTTATCGAATTAGGTCGACAACTTTACGACCTTATTTTTGGCCTTGGTTTAGTGCTTTCTTTCAGCCTTGGCTTAATTTCAGGGGGACAACGATGATTACGTTAACTTCCTATTTTCTCGGTGCTTTTGTCCTTGGTTGGGGCATTGGCGCTGGTTGGCTTTTTTTCAAACGATTATCAGAGGAAACTATATCGTGAAAAACATCCTTAAATCCAAGTTATCAAAAGCAGGACTTTTAGTAACTTCAACACTGGCTAGCGCATCCGCTTTCGCTACTACTTCCCTACCAAGTGGTATTACAGAAGCGTTTGCAAAATTCACAACGCAAATTGGTGAGCTGGAGACTTTAGCTTGGCCAATTTTGATTTCTGTCACATCTGCATTTGTAATCATTAAGCTATTCAAACGTTTTGTTTCGAAGGCAACCTAACAAAGCTCGCATGTTTAAGCAAAGGACAGTTCGCTGTCCTTTTTTGATCTAAGGAATGAATATGAGATTGTTAGTTATTTTGTTATTGATGTCATCGTCATCGTTTGCCGAGAACTGCCAGCCAGTAACCAACCTTTTACCTATTGTGACCCGACAAGCTCCTGAACCTGAGCAATTTCGCCTTGGTTATCCAGAGATGGTTCAAGCTCAGTTTTTGATAGGTAATCCTGTTTTAGATCCAATAAAGTACCGAGTTCAGCATTGGGTCAAATCTACAAGTACAGATAATTGTCCACAAACATCTCAGGGGATCAGTTTAACCCTTGGCTTTCGATGGGTTGAAAATAGAGATGAGTATGTTTGTTTATACATGACTTTTCTTGATAAGTACTGTCCAGATGGTTACACCATTGATTTAATGAACAAAGACTGTGTTTTAGCTGACTCAAGTCAGTGTAATAACCAATGCTCAGACGGCTTTCCACCGGATTTGTTAGGATATCCAGGTTGTGACCGACCTCTCATTCAGCAGTGTGCTGATGGATCTTATCGTTTGGCTGACGAAATTTGTCCTATTGATATTCCTGACCCTGACCCTGACCCTGACCCTGACCCGAATCCTGACCCTGACCCAAATCCAACCCCTGATATCGATTTATCTGGACTCATTCAGAAAATTGAAGACTTTAAGCAACAAGAAAAGCATTCGAGTGAAGAAGTTATTGATAGGCTTACTGGCTTGGGTAGCGATGTCAGGCAATCGAGTGATGCTGTTCGTGATGGCATAAATACAGAGCTTAGAAATCAGACTCAAACGCTTAATACCTCAATAAACCAATTGGCTGAGAGTAATAGTCAGCACTCTGATTTATTACGTGACTCCGTGTTTCAACTTAACACCTCCGTAAGTAACTTACAGGCAAGTAACGCCTTTGAGTCCGATTTAACGAGGAAAGCTATTCAGCAGCAAACAGATACGCTAGGGCTAAAATCCGACACCATGAATTCTAAGCTTGATGCTACTAATCAGTTGCTCAATAGCATTAAACAAAACACTGAGCCTAAACCTAGCGAAATTTGTGAACCAAACATAGAGAATAATTATTGTGAAGCTCCTCACGGTGTCACAACAGAAGGCGTGAAAGGCATACTCGACACGATAGGGAGTTACTTCGATGAAGAAGTGTCAGTTTATCAGACAAACTTTGAAACTAAGGTCAATGAGTTCTCTGAGACAAGCCCTTTAGGTAATCAAATGAACGAATCGGCCATTGAATCTCTACTTTCTTACTTTACGAATGTTATCCCTCAAGCTTCAGAGTGTCGTCCTCTAATGCTCTTTGACTACAAAGGTAAACGTTATGAAATCTCGTGTAATTTCTCAGCCAAATTCAAAGAGCTGTTCGGTTGGATTCTAGGGGTCTACACCATCATCAATTTAATCAACATATTAATAACTGGCATTGTCCCAAGAGGTACGCCAGCTAAGCAAGGAGTCTAGTTATGCCTGTTTTTCTGTTACCCATCATTACGGGTGCTGCAAATATGATGCGGCTACCAGCATTAATTGCGTTTCTCGCGGGAATATTTGGTCAAGTCATCGCGTTTTTCGCCAAGTACATGACAACCAAAGTCGCGATGCAGCTCACCATCATTACCACAATATCAGCACTGACCCTCGCTGTTTTTGCTGCTATCAAAGCATTAGTGACAGCGGTTTCTGTTGTTGCCCCTGAGGGGCTTGTTCAAGGAGCTTCCTTGGTTATCCCAGACAATGCCGCCATTTGTGTGTCTTCGATAATATCAGCCCATGCAATTCGGTATGTTTGGAGTTGGAAAGTGTATTTTATTGAATCATTTGCTCAGGGGCGTTGATATGGCCGTTCACTTTATTACTGGAAAGCTTGGCTCTGGTAAAAGCTTAAATTCAGTCTCCCGAATAAGAGATAGGTTAAGAAAAGGGCTTCCTGTCGCGACTAATTTAGACATTAATTTGGTAACAATGCTCGGCAGAGATAAAAAAAATACTCGCCTTTACCGATTACCGGATAAACCAACGGTGCAAGATTTTATTAATATTGGTATCGGCAATAGCACTTATGATGAATCTAAAAACGGCTTGATTGTACTTGATGAGTGCGGAACATGGTTTAACTCAAGAACGTGGAATGATAAAAGCCGACAAGAAATCATCGACTGGTTTTTACATGCTCGAAAAAGAGGGTGGGATATAGATTTTCTGATCCAAAATATCTCTCTAGTCGATAAGCAAGCACGTGAAGCATTAGGAGAGTTGGTTGTCTATTGTCGCAGAACTGACCGTTTAAATATCCCTTTGGTTGGCACTCTTTATTGGATGTTAACTGGTAGTAAGTTACCGTTGCCCCGTATTCACCTTGGGATAGTTAAATATGGTGTAACTAATAACTCTGTTACCGTTGATAAGTGGCTAACCGTCGGCGGTAGTCTTTATCCTTGCTACGACACCAAACAGATATTTAGTCCAAATTATCCTCACGCAACATACTCCGTATTACCGCCTTATTACACGCATGGCCGATACCAAGTGCCATATACAATGAGAAATATCATGAGAATTACAAAAATATACTTTAAGAAGTGGTCTCGTATTAAGCTGGTTCTACTTGGTGCTTTTATTCCTAGCGCCTATCTATATGCTTCTTACGAACCAAATACCAATTCAACTGAGTTGATTACGGCCAACCAAACTAAAGAAGATCAAGAGAAAATTTTAGCCGCTAAAATTTCTTTCAGTGACTTTAAGGTTATTTCATATTCCTCTTTGCCCAACCTTGAACGTTTTACTATTGCTTCAACTGATACCTCGCTGACATCAAACCAGCTTATTTCGATGGGCTACAAAATTACTGTTACAAACGCTTGTCAAATCACACTCGAAAAGGGCGCTCATAATGAAACGGTTTTTTGTTAGTTTGTTTGTATGTTTGTTTTTTTCGTTCTCACTTTTTGCCAATGAACAAAACAAACCTATTCAGCTCAGGAATGCGCCTATTACCGAACTAACACAATGGCTTTCTCTTGTTACAGGGAAATCAATTGTTGTGAGCTCCTCAGCATCTGGGACACTATTAACAGCGGATATTCCCTCCGTTTCTACAGTTGATTTAATGGTGTTGCTTGACCATATCGCTAAGTCTAATAACTTAGTCATGCTTGATTATGGTGAAGTTGTTCGTATCGAGAACAATACCAATCAATTAATCACGGTAGGCGCGTTAGAATCCGTTGTTTATAAGTTTTCAAACATCCAAGCCACAAAAGTCTTACCGCTTTTTCAGCAAGCGATAAAGACCCCTGACACGGATAAGAAGTTCATGGAAAAGTTTGATGATATAAAGTTTCAAATACCAAGCGCGAGCATGCTGCCTAATTCAAACTCGATACTTGCTATCACATCGCCAGAAGTACATGAACAACTCTCAGGACTTAGAGGAGCGCTCGACTCACCGATAAGACAAGTTCTAATTGAAGCAATTATTATGGAAACTGATGCGGGCGATGGTTCTTCTTTTGGCGTAGACCTTTCGACCGCATTAAAACAAACGGGCTTTACATTTACGTCAAATACGCTCGGTTCGCTAAGCTCTGGTCTTGGTGCAAACTTTATGTATTCGAGTGGCGGGGACATTAGAGCTTTAATCTCGGCCACAGCCAAAGTGAAGAATACAAAAATACTGTCGACACCCACTTTGCTCGTTATGGATAGAGAGCAGGGCGCAATATCGGTTGGTCAGAACGTACCATTTTTAATCGCAAAGGAAGTCACCGATGCAGGTAAAAGTATTACTCGTATAGAGCGTAAAAATGTCGGTGTCTCCCTATCTGTGATCCCTCATATATTGGAGGATGGCACGGCAATTTTGAAAATCAATCAAGAATCATCAAGCGTTACTGATTCAACCATCGCTAGCGATATTGTTACCAATCAACGCTCTATACAAACAACGGTTTCAGTAAAAAGCGGGCAAACAATCGTACTTGGTGGCTTAGTTAGTGAGGAAAATAGAAAAAGTGAAGACGGTGTGCCGGTACTCAAAGATGTTCCGGTGTTAGGCTACTTATTCAAAACGGAATCAAACAATGTCGTTCAACGAGAATTAACCGTCATGCTAAAGGTTCAGGTTTTTTAAAGCCATGCCATTGCGTCTGATAACTTTTATAGCAGGGGATCTTGTATTTAATTTGTAGCCCTACCTACGCAGTAGGTGGGGCTACGAAGTAAATCACAAATACTATAACCTTTTACTCCGTAACAGAGTTCAACTATTACACTGTACTCGTTTAACTATGATTTCTCACTCCGTAAAAACCTGTTTAATTGTTTAGCTACTTCCATTTAACCCTTAAATACCTTTTTGCTTGTCTAAATATTACTCTTTACTCCGGTAAATGGGGAGTAACTCAGTATTACCGGAGTAAAGAGTCATAGTTCGATAAGAAGCTTTTGACTCATTGCTTTAAGGTTCAGCCATGGAAAAAGAGTTGCTGTTAGGCGTATTTCAGCCACGGAGAAAGCGTTGCTGTTAGGCGAGTTATAGCCTACGGAAAAAGTGTTGCTGTTAGGAGCGTTCTAGCCCTCGGAGAAAGCGTTGCTGTTAGGCGAATTCTAGCCTACGGAGAAAGTGTTGCTGTTAAGCGAGTTATAGCCTACGGAAAAGAGTTGCTGTTATGTAGAAATGAAAAGTTATCTAAGCAATCAGATCAAATACAATCTATTCACTGAAGTAAAAATAGCGGGATTATTAAGGGGCGTGCCCCTTGATGGTTAACGCAAGCACACTCCGTTTTTACCTGTTCACAAAACTTTCCATGCGCGCAGAAAAAATATTTTGGAACTATGGCAATGTACCGCCCTGATGAACAAATTGCGGACTTTCAAAAAACAAATGTGGTCACGATGTGGACACTTTGCTTCAGGCGTAAAAAAACCAGTTAAAGAAAAGCT